ATCTAATTTTCCAGTTTTATTATTTATCCATCTTTTTATGATTGGTTTTGCGCATTCTGGAATATCAAAGCTAGTAACAACTTGTTCATCTGTCATGTTCTTTGCTTTTTGTCTTACATATGAAATTATATTCATATTTCGGAAATCTATATCTAATAAGTCGATAAGGTTTATCCCACCCAAATAGAATGATAGGCAAAATAAATCACGAGCCATAACTAATTTTTTGCTTGTAGGGTTCGATAATCTAATCATATTTATAGTTTCGACACTAACACATATATCTCTTACCCTTGATGCCGATATTTTAATAGAATTAAATGGGTGCTCTTGTATTATAACATTATGCTCTTTAATAGCACGATTGATTATTGTTTTTATATTTCTTAATTCTATAGAAATCGAAGCTTTCGACAATGATTTTTTTCTCAAAAACTTATCATAATTACTGATAATATCCTTATTTATATCCGTGATAAGAAGATCTCCATTTGTAAATTCTGTAAATTTACGTAAACTCCTATCCATGATACCAGCATATCCTTTTTGATTATTTTCTAACAAAGTTTTAATATACTGTTTACATATTTCAGCAAAAGTAGGAATCTCATCACTGGGAGAATTTTCTAACATATTCTTCAGTTGAGCACTTGTATATAGACCTATGTTTCTTATATTATCTAGTTTTTCCTGATATAAATTAAGAAGATTTCTCAGCTTTGTATTAATGATAGCCGCATCATTTCGTTTAACAACTTGACCATTTTTAAATTGAGATTCAGAATCTATTACGAAACGGGTAACAATGTAGCTTGTCACTTGCTTATGACATATTGCGATTCTAATTTTATGAGAACCGTTTTTTAACTTCTTTGCAGGAATAATTGTTAATTTGATAGTAGCCATAATAGATTAATTAAAAGGACTCGTTTTCGACAAGTGATTTCGTCCACCACTGGACAGAAAGACCTTTTTTTTAATCTTTTAATGGTACGGTGTATTTTATAATAGAGAGCCTAACTATCAGAATATTAAGCTCTCTATTCATCGAGCGGCAAACGAGACTCGAACTCGCGACCCTCAGCTTGGGAAGCTGATTTCAGAAACATATATAAATATTTGATTTTCAGATAAAAGCAAAGGATTACGCACCATCAAAAGACAAGTTTTAGAATATTTATTCAAACATAGACCCCTCTCCGAATATTATCCATTCCAATGAAACCCCATAATCATAAACAAGATAATATATCCATTCGGGCTTCAAAACACTACGGTCTGGATTTTTTCTCACATTTGCTATATTAGTACGAGTTATATTGTGCTTCCTCGTGAATGTTTTAAGCCCACGAATGCGTTTCTGTGCTTTGAGCATATCAATAGCTTCAAAGAAACGTTTAGTTATAGCGATTCCTTCTTTAGAAATTTTCATGACTCAAATTTTAGTCTTTGAAATCCATAGATGATTACATATTTGTTTTTATAATCGCTTCATACATCCGAGTACATGGAATACATGTCTTATCATATTTTTCGGTAGTTCTTGTATTCCGTATTCAGGAGATCTGTTTGTTGGAATTAAAGAATAACTATCTGGGTTGGATGCAGGACCTATCCTTTTTATAGTTCTCATGTTGTTGGTTGTGACAATAGCGTAAACCTCACCATAAGGTAGAAAAGAAGCATCCTCTATTTCCTTTAGAGCTATTATATCGCCATGTGTTATTTCGGGCTCCATTGAATGTCCAGTGACATTGCACCAACATGTAGCTTCGTTGTATTTCTTGAAATTAATAAGATATTCTGGATTTATAGTTTGGTCATTCATAACTAAATCAAAACCTCCGATAAAGTCCACATTATAATAAGGTACACCAATAGTGTAACTTATTTTAGGTTTTATTTTTTCAAATTCGTCTTCAATCAATTCTCTTGATTTTCCAGATAAATCGCCAAATAATCTTCTATTTTGAAAATGAATATAATCTTTATCATTTCCCATTGCCAAATCTTCTGATGTCGCTTTATGAGTAGCCCTTTCGTATGTATTATCATCTAAAAATGTCATAATAGGAATACGCAATATATTAGCCCACTTTTCGATGGTTTGGCTATCAACATTATCCATTTTATAATATTTATACACCATTCCTTCTGTTACACCTATCATTTCTGCAAATGATTTAGCAGAAATATTATGGTATTTTAAAAAACCCTTCAGCCGCTCTCCTATAATCATAGTATATCATTTTATAATTATTAACTATAATAGTAGTATAGTTTTACTATAATATTATTATATTTGCAATACCAAACCAATTAAACATTACAAATATAATGGAAAGTGACAATAAGACAAACACATTAAAGCCTAAAAGTAAAATAATGACACTGAAAGGCTATTACAAAAGTTTACCTGATCCGACATACCCCAAAAAAGATTTCATTAACACCATCGCCGAAAGATGTAATGTAACTCTTACCACAGCCAATAACTGGATTAAATATGGCATAAAGCCTAATAATCCAGAGCATGTACAAATATTATCAGAAATTACTGGTATTTCGCCAGAACACCTTTGGGATTAAATTCATAACAATGAAAGATTTAGAGTTTTACATATTTGAAAATGAACTTTGGTGTATTTCATCTGACAAAAAAAATAAAAGAATTTCTGAAAACGATACAGAGATTATAAATGAAATTCTTTCTATTGTCAGAGAACAATATCCAAATGCTTATAATGCCCTATCAGAATGTTATATAAAAAGCTCTAAAAACGTCCCTTATTATCAATATCTAATGGCTAGACGTTTTGCTAAATGCAATTTTGGTAATCTTGATAGCACTGTCGAAGACATAAATAACAATGGTAAAGTAAACTTTGAACATGTTCAATGTCCTTTAAGAGGAGAATGTAAATATGAAGACATTATTTGTAATCCTCAATTTAATAGCAGCTTATCCGATGCTGAAATGAGAGTTATGAAACTTGTCTATGATGGAAAGAGCAATGATGATATTGCTGATTCTTTATACCTATCTCCTCATACTGTGAAAAATCATATCAAATCTGTTTACAGAAAACTTTGTATTCACGAGAAATCGGAATTTATCCAGTATGCACACAATAACAACCTTTTTAATGATTAACTATGTTAAATGAAGCCATTTTAAAGATTGTACTAAACGACAAAACATTTAGTCAACGAGAAGCTGAAAAAATAGTAGGAAGCCGAAACCGACTATTTGAACTAGTTGGGAATGGGTCTATCCGTGCAGAGAAGAAACCGTCAGATAGACAAAACGGAAGATGGTATTGTAATGCTTACGATGTAATCAAATTCGCCTGTATAAAATAAGCCCCTTAATAGCATGAACACAACCTGTATTATCCCACGGTCAACAATCGAGAAACGATACGACAAGGCAAGGGAAGATTTCAACGACCAATACGACAACTCTCCTTACAAATTGAAATGTAAGGAATTTTATCTGGGAGGCGGGGGTAGAAAATTACGAGGTCGCCAACAAGATACTATCGATGAACGAGGAAGAAATAGCCAAATCCTACCTCGAAGATTGCGACCCGAAAGACTGGCAGAGCATGCGTCGATACCGGGAAGACCTCATGTGTGATGCCACGGACATCTACAAAACCGCTATCGCTATGGTAAAAGCCGATATTCAGAAACTAAAAACCATACAGGACGAGGTAGAAAGTTTTCTTGACGACCATATAGGAGAAAACATGGACGGTCATTATCTCGACGGAGATATAAACTATGAAGTAGATTTGATCGACAAAAACGCCGACGTCCGCATTCATTACGACGCATACAATCACAAGGAGTGGGACAACGGCGACTATTTAACGCCACGTTCCGACAGTGGCTACATCGATACGGAATACACGGTAACCGTATTCGACGAATGTGGAAATGAAGAATTTGAGTTTAACGGTAATTTCCAAATATAACAGTCATGATATTCTACAAGTTATTTACCCTGCTCGCCATACTGCTTATGCTTTCCTCGATATTCGGGGTAGTCGCTTCGCTCATCAACGCCAACCTTTGGCAACTGGTGATAAGCATATCCCTGTTCGCACTGTCGTCGATGGCTCTTGCAGGGCAACAACAAACCGATAAGAAATAAATTATAGTTCCATATAAATCAAGCATATTCACCGCCCGTCCGGGAGGATATGCGGTGTATAAAAAGAAACATAACCTTTTAAACAAAAAAATATGTCAGAGTACGAAGTATTACAGGTTCAAGCACAGCCACAAGTCATGCAAATAGACGCTCTCGAAAGAGCAAATGTAGACACCCAAGTAGCCACGGCGAAAAAATATCCTCGGGATATGCGTCGTAGTCTTGATGACTCTATCGTTATGGCTACCCTCGATAAAGAAACGGCACAATCGTGTGGATATGCGCTACCAAGAGGTAACAAACCTATTACTGGGCCATCTGTTCACTTGGCGAAAATAATCGTTTCAAACTGGGGGAATATGCGCACCGAGGCAAAGGTGGTTCAGATTACAGACACGCAAGTGGTAAGCCGTGGCACAGCTTGGGACTTGGAGAAAAACGTGGCAAGTGCTTTTGAGGTTCGTCGCTCTATCATTGACAAAAACGGGAAACGGTATCCAAACGACATGATAACCGTAACTGGCAATGCCGCAAACGCAATAGCCTATCGAAACGCCGTATTTTCGGTTATTCCAAAAAGCATCACCGATAAAGTCTACCAAGCAGCTCAAAGTTTCATTACTGGCGACCTGTCCGACGAAGATAAGCTCAAAAAGACAAGGGCGAAGTGGATTGCGTTTTTCAAAAACGAGTATGGTATTACCGAGGAAGAGGTAATCAAGTTGTGCGGAAAGCAGACAATTAACCAGATTCGAGGAAATGAGATTGCGTTGCTGTCCGGCATTGACCAGTCGCTCAAAGACGGTGACACAACGGTAGAAGAACTTATGAAGCCATACCGAGGCACGAAAAGCAGCAAATTCAAAGATATAGCCGGAGAAGCAGCCGGTGTCAAAGAGGGAATCAATCAGGAAGGAACTAAACAGACACTGTTCGACGATGGAAGCACAAAGGACTCTTGAATGGTACAGGAAACGCCTCGGCTGTTTCACGGGCAGCCGCATAGGCGACCTAATGAAAGCGAACCGAAGCGGAAACGGGTTCGGGGAATGCGCCATGAACTATATTTACCAAGTAGCGGGAGAGCGCATGCTCAACCCAGCTATGATAAACGACGATGGTTTTTTCTCCGACTATATCACCCAGACAGACATATCGACCAAGCAAATGCGATGGGGAACGGAGAACGAGCCCGATGCCCGGCGCATATACGAACTTAAAACAGGCCGCCGTGTCGTCGAGGTAGGACTGTGCAAACACCCCACCATCGCCCATTTCGCAGCCAGCCCCGACGGATATTATTACGATGAGAATAAGCGGGAGAAAGGGGTAATCGAGATAAAAAGCGTGGGAACGGCCACATATGCCAAATACTTCCACAAGATAAAGGACAACGATACCCTCCTGTCCACGGAGCCTAAGTACTATTACCAAATCATGTCCGAACTCATGTGCGTTGAAGCCGATTGGTGCGATTTCATCGTATATAACCCGTTCGAGAAGCCCTCCATGTTTATCAGACGGATATATACAGATGACAACACCTTCAAGAAGATAGCCGAAAGGATATGCGAAGCCGATGAATTAGTCAATGAAATAATCAATTCATGAAAGACTATGAAATACAGTCAATCGTCAGCCTGCTCGAAAGATCGGCAAAAGCGTTGGAAAAGTCCGACGACTACCGGCATAAAGAGCTGGCAAGATTGATGAGAAATAAAGTCAAACGATTAAACAAGAAATACAATGGACAAAAATGAAATTTTAAATAGCGATTTGGAAGTTCGCAGGAATGTGGCAGGGAATCCCAACACTCCCGCCGATGTGCTCACGGAGTTGGCAAAGGATAGCTACTGGTGTGTCCGCAGTTATGCGGCAGGGAATCCCAACACTCCCGCCGATGTGCTCACGGAGTTGGCAAAGGATAGCTACTGTGATGTCCGCCGTTATGCGGCAGGGAATCCCAACACTCCCGCCGATGTGCTCACAGAGCTGGCAAAGGATAGCTACTGGTGTGTCCGCAGGAATGCGGCAGGGAATCCCAACACTTCCGCCGATGTGCTCACAGAGCTGGCAAAGGATAGCTACTGGTGTGTCCGCAGTTATGCGGCAGGGAATCCCAACACTCCCGCCGATGTACTCACGGAGTTGGCAAAGGATAGCGACTGTGATGTCCGCCGTTATGCGGCAGGGAATCCCAACACTTCCGCCGATGTGCTCACAGAGCTGGCAAAGGATAGCTACTGGTGTGTCCGCAGT